GCATTGGCGTGCGTGGCGCCTGTGCTCATCAGAGTGCCTGATAATCTGAAAATGGTTTTTGGTTAGTTTTTGAACTTGAAGGAGTGGTGATTTGGCAGACACAGATGATCTAGTGATATTCAGAAAACATTATGACTTTACTCTTTATTTCTATCCAGTAATAGACAACTTTCCAAAAAGAGAAAAATTTGCGATGTGCACCAAATTGAAAAATAAACTCTATAGAATTATGGATTTGATAATAGACGCAAATGAAACTCAAGGAAGCAAAATAAGGTTTTTAGACAGGATAGATGATGAGTTAAAAAAGCTAAAAGTTCAGATAAGGCTTGCTAAAGACATGCATTATTTATCAATAAGGAAACATAAAATTGTAGTAAAAAAATTAGACGAAATTGGCCGTCTTCTGGGCGGCTGGATTAAGTCTTGTAAAAATAAAAAATAAATTTTACAGGGCTAAGGGCGTTGGTCCTCGCCGGTGGCAACTTCAACAATGGTAGCATCTGCGGTGCTCGGACGGTCAACTCGAACAATAACCCGTGGAACGTGAACACTAACATTGGCGTGCGTGGCGCCTGTGCTCATCTAAAAATTTATCAGACAGTATGGGGTCAAGGCCTCTGCTGCAGTGTTCAAAAAGATGAACAGGCCTTTAGTCCTTCCTGAGATACATTTTGTCCCTCCAGGAAAAAATATAAATCACTAATTAGATAGCAAGTAGCGAAATATCGAAAGCTGTCACGATTAGTTATGAGCTCGCTCTCATTTGAGCGGGCTTGAATATTTCACCCAAATATAGAGAAAGTGGTGATTATTTATTCCTAAGACAGTCAAAAATTTGTTTGAGAAGATAACTGATTATCATAACTTGGAAATAGCAACTCAAAATGCTCAAAAGAGAAAAAGATATAAACCAGAAGTGTTAAAGTTTAATTACAATTTAGAGAGAAATCTTATTGAGATACAAAATGAATTGATGTGGAAAACATATGAACAGGGAAAATACAGACAGTTTTATGTTTATGAGCCGAAAAAGAGACTGATTATGGCCTTGCCTTTTCGTGACAGAGTGGTCCAGTGGAGCATATATCAAAACCTTTACCCGATATTTGATAAGACATTTTATAGATATAGCGGCGCTTGTCGCAAAGGAAAAGGAACTCATTTTACTGCATATCAGCTGCAGGACAAGTTAAGAATAATGGACCGCAAGCCAGGGAAAACATATTTTTTAAAAGCTGACGTATCAAAATATTTTTATCGGATAGTTCATAAAAGATTATTTCAACTAATCAAAAGGAAAATCAGCTGCAGAGATACATTAGAATTAATCTGGCAGATAATCAAAAGTGAAGATGGTGAATTTGGCATCCAGTTAGGGGATCACTTCTTTGAAAATGAAAAAATCAAAGGAATTGGCACACCAATTGGTAACCTAATGAGTCAGCTTTTTGCAAATATTTATCTTGATTTTCTAGATAAGTTTGTAAAACACACTCTAAAAGTTAAATACTATGTTCGTTATATGGATGACTTTGTAATTTTAGGAAAAGACAAAAATAAACTTCATACTATTAGACAGGAAATAGAGATTTTTCTTGCTGATTATCTCCAGCTGCAGCTTAACAATAAAACTACCGTCGGCCATGTAGATGAAGGGATAGATTTTTGCGGATATGTTTTATATCCGAGTTATAGTAAATTGAGAAAATCAACTAAAAAGAAAATGAAAAAACGATTTAAGTATCTTAACAAAAAATATTTTGAAGGGAAGGTGGATATCGAGGATATTAATGCCAGTGTTAATTCCTATCTGGGAATTATTAAACACTGCGATAGCTATAATTTAAAAATGTCAGTGATAAGTAAATTAGATGATCATATACTGGAACAACTTGATTTAGGCGACCGGTTAAAATTAAAAAGTTGATGTGATACACAGATAAACAAAAACTTTTGCCTTGTAGCGGGGCTGTTTTGAGGTGATTTGATGGAAAGCAAAGGGCACAGTATTGATGATTGCCCCTTAAGAGAAAAAATAGAAGATAATCATGATAGATCAAAAGATAACGAAAGAAAAATTAAAGAGCTGATGTCAGGAGACTGGTACTCAAACAAAGAGCTATACAAAATGATACAAAGCTTAACTTCTCAGCTGACTGAGTTCAATGGAAAATTTGACAAATATAATGGACTAATTGAAGAAAGAAAAAAAGACAGGAAATTACTTAATCAACTTAATGAAAAAGTAAATAAAATAGATACTAAAGGAAAAACAAAAAAGGAAATTACTACGAATTGGAGAGAATGGATTGGCTGGGTAATTGCAATTTTATTAGCATTATCAAAACTGGGGGTTTTTTAAAATGGATAATATTTTTAAAAAAGCTTTTGAAGAAGTAATGGAAATTGAAGGTGGCTATGTTAACCACAAAGATGATCCTGGTGGTGCCACTAATTTTGGCATCACAGAAGCAGTAGCAAGAAGAAATGGCTATGAAGGAGATATGAGAGACTTAAAACTGCACCAGGCCAGAGACATCTATTATTATGAATTTTGGCTTGACCAGAAATATAACAAAATTAAAAACAGAGATGTAGCAATTGAAATGTTTGATCAGGCAGTAAACATGGGACCTGGCCGAGCTAATAGAAATTTACAAAAATCTTATAATTTACTTTCTGATAATCAAATTTCAGTTGATGGAGCAATCGGCCCTAATACTTTAAAAGCTGTTAATAGCTGTAATAAGCCGGTGGGATTGTTTAATCTACTTAATGGCTATCAAATTATGCATTACATTAACCTTGCTGAAAACAGCCAAAAATATAGGTCATTTATTCGTGGCTGGGTTAATAAAAGAATAGAAATTATAAGGAAGTGACTACTATGGAAGAACAAAAAGTAAATGAAGTTAATCTAAAAGAAGACTCTAATAATAACAATATTCCTGACTGGGCAGAGTTTACAGCTACATATCTAATTGCAGCTGTTTGCGTTAGTATGGCTGTAGCTGGTTACATCAGGCAGGATTTAGACGGTTCAATTATTAAATGGTTGTTAGGTTTTGGTGTCGTTCTGACTGGCGGCCGTGATGCTATCAAAGCTTTCATTAAAAGAAAGGTGTAATAAAATGTACCTAATAAAATACTTGCTTTATATCTTAGAGCACAAATGTAATGTTTTTAAAATCTCAATTAAAAAAGGATATTATTTGCATGCTTTAACTCATGATTTAAGTAAGTTTAGCGGCAGTGAATTCTTGGCGTATGCTGGTTATTTCTACAAAGATAAGGCAAAATATAAACATCGCTTTGAAATGGCTTGGAGACATCATTATTACAACAATCCACATCATTGGCAGCATTGGCTGGATACAGATGGGAATCCAATAGAAATTCCAGATAAATACATTGAACAAATGATAATTGACTGGGAGGCTATGGGTATCAAATTTAATGACACTGCAAAAGAATATTATTTAAAAAATAAAAATAAAATAAAATTAACTCCGCATACAAGAACTAATCTAGAAATAAAATTAAAAGTGGGTGGTCAAAATGCTAAAAACTAAGCATAAAATCATATTAATTGTTATTGCTGCACTGTTAGTTATTGGTGCTCTATTTTTTGGAGGTTGGAAGCTGGCTTCTCTTTTAGGTATCGGAGCTGCAGCTGGTGGGTACAAAGCTGCAAGCAAACAGGTCCAGAAGCAAGCTGATCAGGAAAAAGAAGTAGTTAATGAAGTAGAAAAGGATATCGATAATAGAAAAGAGAAAGACCAGGAGCTGCAGAAAAAGTCAGAAAATCGCAAAGAAAAAGCTGAGAAACTTAATAATAATCAAAAAAACAGGCAGAAAAGAGCTGAAAGTTTAGAGGATAGGCTTAATAACCACACAGAAGGTGATAACAATTAAACGTCTACTTGTATTTTTAATAGTTTTATCTTTGCTTTTTGTGCCGATTGTTGTCAATGCTCAGGAGTTAGATCCTCCGAAAGAATATGATCAACTCCTGAAAGATTATCGTGATATGTATGACATTGCCCAGAAATATAAGCAGCTTTATGAAGAAGCTGAGCGGGATGTTACCGAATATAAAAAGTTATACAACCAGGCAGAAGCAGATGTTGAGGAATACAGGCAATTATATAAATCAGCTGAGGAGAACAATCGAAAATTAATAGACTCTAATAATAGGTTGCAGGATTTGATTGATACTCAAAAGCAAATGATAGACGATATATTAAATAAAAAGAACATTGGAATAATAACAGGGGTCAATGTGGTCCCTGCTAATATAGAAAATAGTGGAGTAATACTTGGATTTGATTTTCAGTTTTAAGGAAGGAGCGATATGCAATATCTTAAGTTTTTCTTGCTAATTGTAATGAGCATTATTTTAAGTGGAGGAACCACTTATTTTATAGCCGATAACTTTATTAGATCTCAAGATGCTGACAATGTTTCAGATGGCATCTTTGGAATGATTGCAACATTAGTTATTGGTGTTATAGTTTTTGCGATATCAATCGGCGTATATGGATTTCTGTTTTACTGGATACTATTTACATTGATATAGATTATTTAACCTCAGGTGAGGCCTGGGGTCTTTACTATATATAATGTAGAAAAATTTTAGAAGTGCCGAAAAAGTGCCAAAAACTTGGGAAATATCAGAATAAATAAATTTTAAAAAATTCTTGACAAGATATTAAAACGCTGATATACTACTAAATGTCGCAACAAAAGAAAACATAAGAAAGCGCAAGATTTCACCTCTTACGGACTTCTAATCCGTAGGCCACAGGTTCGAATCCTGTCGGGCGCGCCATT